TTCAGGTCCAAAATCCATCGAATCAAGTAAGAAGAGTATTATTTCTACAGATAAACAGATATTAGTTCCAGGACGACAACGTGAAACCATTGTGAGTATTCCAAATAAAGAGTTTGAAAGGGTGTCTAAAGGAGCATATGTATTCAGCTTAGATGAATGGCAAAAGTTATCAGAATATGATTGGTTTAAGTTATCTGATTTAATTGGAGCTGAAGTTGGTGGAAAACTTGGCGAAATAAAATGTCAGATTGTTGGGGTTGTAAAACCAAAAGAAGTGGATTTGAATCATGCTCATCATAATTTAATGGAACCTCAAAAATATGTTGATTTGGTAGAAATCTTCATCGCCCTGAAAAAAGAAAAGGAAGTATATATCAACACCGGATTAACAATAGAAAAAGCAGAACATATAACGGAGCTATCGCAACTTCATACTATTGAAAAAGAGTTGTTAATGACCTACGAAGAAGGATTAAGACAAATTGACACTATAAAAGAATCAGTTTTTCCTAGTATATCACATTTTGAAACTTTAAGATATATTGACTTAATTACATTAAATCGCTTGCACACCAGCCCTAAGGATGTTATAATATATAGCGAGGGGCATCGGGCCTTTGATCGTTTGCACGAGGTATTGTTGCTGGATGAATTCATTTTTACAGAAATGTACAGACGATGGTACTTTATAACAGACGATACAGCAGAAGATGGCCCTTACGACTGGATGATACTTCCTGGAGATTTTCCTTATTCATTACATCCAGAGTTTAACATTCCAGTACATCCTTTCCCGTTTGGAGGAAATGAAGCACTAAGAGAGATACCAGTTTCTGTTAAGAAGATAGAAAATGTCATACAGTTCGGCTATCAACTTTGGAACTCGCATTTGGGACTATACTCAAGACTTACTCCAGAACAGGCATTGAAGCATTTTGTTAATTTGTTTTACGACTGGTTAAAGAAATACTTACCAGAGAAAATATATAGGATGCCTGAGTATTATCCAGACGATACACATGATTCTAGGGTGATACTTAATAACTTGAATAAGTACCCAGAGGAGTATTGGAGAATATACAGATGGATTCGTTGGTATGCAGAAGCGTTCGTATTAAATATTCCCGAGGATGATAAAACAAAACTTCTTGGGAATATTTATATAAAAAGATTACTCGATGACTTAGTTAAATACTTTGATGATCATCATGGAAAGTTCTATGGACCCGATGTACCAAAAATAAGTATTATTAACAAGGTTAAGGGTAAACGGCATTTATGGTTGAAACACAAGGGAACGAAATCATAATAAAGGAGGTTTTAAGATGTCTACATTGCCTGCACCGGATCTTGATACGTTTGCACAGGGTAGAAAAGAGAAAAGATGGCTGGTATTCCGTAAAGTTTATGTTGTAAGCGAAGGTCAGCTGATAGAGCCGAGCCCCACACATCCTTTGAGAATAAGGACGAAACAGGCTCATGGGACATATGGTCAGAGTGGATACCAGGCTGAAGTGAATGTTCCAGTAGAAGGAGATCCTTGGATACTGGTTGGGGAAATCGGCTCATTTGAGCTCGCTAAACAGTATGTCATTGACTCTGCCAAGGATATAGGTCTCGCCAAAGTAATGCTGGTAAGAGCTGTTGATCTCCACACAGTCCTGTACCCAATCGCTTAATCATGAATACGGTAAGATTAGTTCGAGGAGAGATCTTCTTTGACGATTTTACCGAACCGACTTTAAGGGACGAGTGGACAGTTATTCCAAATGACGAGTTGAGATACTCGTTAACGGAAAGACCCGGGTTCATTAATTTGTATCATGGATCACAAGATTTAATGATGCTTATTGATGAGCCCGAATCCTATGTTATGGATGTGAAGAATGATTACGTCCCAAATACTGAATACCAACAAGCTGGACTTATTGCATTTAGAGGTATAGGCGACAGCTTAGAAATTCTTGAATACTTCGATGTTAATAGGGATGAAAGTTTTGTGTATAGGTATCTGAGATTGATAAAAGAGCTTCAGATCTATACAATATACTGTAGAAATACAGAATGGGATGAATGGGAACTTATAGGTTCACTCGAATTTAAAAGTGCTGGAAAGGCTGGACTCATCGTCAAAGGACCTTGGGACCCGTCAACTTCAAGTTTTAGCGTTGACTTTGTCCGAGTTTACAAGAATCGTGAAATTCAGATAATCAATGTACCACTTGGGTTTAAAGTAGAATTATATCGTAATACCGGCGAGTTGATATCCGCTAAGAGGGTGTTGGAGCCATACAAAGGGGTACAGTTTACATTTGAAGATATTCCGCCAGTACTTGGATACTTTAGGGTATATGATAATGAAAACAACCTTGTTCATACAACAGATATCTTCGACATGTGTGGTGGGGATCTTTACTATTACGGAGCATCATTAGAGGTATATGTTAATGCCAATGAACTCCATCAGGACAGAGATTTCTTCCTTGGATACTTCAAGAATTCAGTAATAGATTTCAATGTTGAGGTAAGGAACCCATTCGATGTAATGTTCGGAGATGTTAGAATAAGTGCTGTACAGTATGGCACAGATGATGCGTATTCGTTTGTAAAGTTTTCACTTGATGGGGTAAATTACGAAAGCGAATTGAGCTTAGGCAATATCATTGGAAATACAAGTGTACAACTTAAAGGACGAATTGAAAGAGACCTCAATTACGAAGCATCAGACATCTTCCCATCAAAGTTTAACATCAAGGTAACTAACGCATAAGGGGGTGAATGATATGGCACTTGGCGGAAGTAGAGTAATAATAAATCTGCCAGATGTAAGCGATTCAAGCAAGCATAACCTGTTAGTCAATAGACACTTGCCGTATCAGCACCCCTTAGAATCAATCTACAGACAATCCGATGGAAAAGATCTTGATACTCTGCTACATGAAATCGAGCAAGCTGACTCAAGTGTTCTGTACGAATTGGTAAAGATTGAGTCAGATGGAGAACGGGTCGTAAACCTAACAAAATTTGAATATAATATGGCGAGAGATGTTCTGTTTGTTAGGTTACAGGGTATAGATGTGTATGAGGGTTCCGAACTCGACTATGTAAAAACGTCGCCCACCTCAATAACATTCAATTACAATCTTAAGAAGGACTACGAAGTATTAGTAGTACTAGCCGGGACAATAAGTAATGAAAGTTTTGGCGATGATATATACAATGCGTTGAATCAGTTTCGACAGCTTGTAGATACTCCTTCTAGTTATTATGGGCATGGCGGTCAGTATGTAATGGTAAATGATGCGGAAACTGGATTAGTGTTTGGTGGAGCAAAGGGTAAACACGAACTGGTTAAACTAGTTTTCGATTACGAACTTGATACAGATCATTATGTCGAGGGATGGATAAGTTTTGTACATTCAGGGATAATAAAGGCAATAAGAGTCACTCCAGATGCTGGATACATTGGAGATTTCAGATTAAGCATTTGGGAAAAGCCAGAAGGATACTGGATGTATCATTCAGGAAGTATTGAAACTATATTGTGGGATATCATGGATATTCCACATATTGATACATCGAATCAGGATTCTGTTTACATAAGGTTAGATAATAACGGACCAATGAGTAATTTTCATCTTGAAATCTTTATTGAAACTTAACGAAGGGAGGAGTTAGTATGCCAGCACCAGTACCTGTATGGTGGGATGTTGCTCAGAACCAAGCTACACTTACCTGGAACTGCGGAACTGTTGACGCAGACTCGTACTCAAATGAGAAAGAGTTTTACGTCTTTAACAACAAGGGAGGAGCATCCGATGTTAGTGATATGACAAACGTGTTCATTACTACAAAGGATACTAACGGTAACGATGCCGGACCTGTTGCAGGACCCACACCGGTAGCGGCAGTTGAGGTTAGTGTATTCGATGGAGTAAGTTGGGGCGAGTGGAAAGAGATAAGAGGATCAGATCCAGCAAATCAGGCAGTTGTAGTTAACGCATCTGGAGATGGGCAGGCTGTTATAAAAGGTAACAGAAACATCTCAGATCCAACAGATACGAACTATAACAATACCGAAACAAAGAAAAAATATGCAAGACTGAAACTTAGGCTTCATGTTTTTGCATCAGCTCCAGCGGGTCCAATGTCGTGGAAAACCAGAATAAGCTACCAGTATACATGATGATGGGGGAAGCAGACGCTTCCCCTAAAACTCTAACAGGGGGTTAAAGAAATGATTTGGAAAGCATTAATGAAGGACGGATCAGAGATTTACGAATATAAAGATGGAAAAGAATTTAGATTTGCTGACTTAGACCAATCTAGGGTAAATTCCTTTAAAATATTTGAAAGTGGAAACGAAAACTATATTCAGTTTTCAGGAGATACTGGAATAGCGAGGTTTTATAACTTCGATATACAGAAGATGGCACAGCTTGCAGGCAACGAGAAACTTGAATTAGTGTTCGATAAAGACTTGCAGGTATTTAAATTGAGCAACGATTCATTCAGATTGTATAATCATTTGTTGCTCAAAGAAGAGTCTACTTCCAATTATATTGGATTTGACCAGACTGGTAAGTTCAATATAAACGGAGATGAACTTATGATGGAGATGGAGATGAACGGAGAGAAAATTGAGTTCTATAATCAAGCTCCGTACAACGACATTATTCATTTCAAAAAAGCTAATACAGAGTTCGTTGGAAAACAAAATTCTGTTATTCCTGTAAAGAAAATGGATAATATTGAGGCATATGCTGTGGGATATAACAAAGTTCACAATTTTAACGGCCTGCAGTTCAAATTGTCTTGCGTTATTTTATACGAAGTAGTAACAAAGTCTGTGACATTTAATTGCAAAATAGTTCCGAGCGAGACTGTAAGTGGTTATATTGTGTTAAAATACCGTGATAAAGAAAGCAGATTATCGGCTACCTTAATGAAGGATCAGCCTGTTGGGCTCGAAAGATTGATTACTATCCTGTAAGGCAGGTGATATAAATGGCAACAATACACTCAATACTAGGTGCTCCAAAAACATCCTTAGAAGAAATGAAGATTGGGGATTATATACCTTGTAAATATACTGCACCTACTTCTGGACAGGCGGGATATTTTTCTGAATTAGGTACTTGTACTGCTTCTGAAATCTCATTATCAGGATCTGCGACACCTAATGGTTTATTTTATTTTATAAAAGCAGATAAAGGTTTGTTAATAGCTGACAGAGTGATACAGCATAGTATTAGTTGGGATACACTTAATAGTGCTGGTTTTATTGAAGAACAGTCTTCTTCTATAAATATCTCTCCATTGTTAATTTCGTACCAAAAAACTACTTTAGGTTCACCTATTACTGGTTATTATGAATATACTGCCAGAACAACTTCTTCTAAACATCAAGGAGCTAATTTGACTATTAAAAAAGACGAATATTTAATAACTTTACAAGACGAAGTTATAATAGAATACGATGCTTTTTTAACTGGGTTTTATAGCTCTGCTATGAATCATTTCCTTCACATTATTCCATATGATTCGCCTTTATCAAGGGAGCCTTATTATGGTTTAATAGAAGGAAGGATATTTTCTATTCATTGTCAATATTCTCAACCATCACAAAATGTATGGCACCATATGAAACATATTATTAATTTTTCTACAAAAACTATAGAAAATTTCGTAGATGGATCGTCTTATACAGTTTCTAATCAAGGGTTCGGAACGTATACACTTGGAAGTATTGGAATGTTATGTATTGGAGTTGGTCCATATGATTATGCCGCACAAAATAAATACAGAAATATAACTATAAAGAATGCTAATTCAGAACCAGTTTTAGTACAATTTACTGACCAAATGTATTTAATTTCTTCATTATCTGGCGGGTGCGCTTATGCTGATGCTAATGGTAATGCTACAACTTCTGATCAAAATCTAGGAGGATGGCCTACTACTAATGAGTGGGACACATACATAGTCAATTCAGATTTGGGTGGAAAAATCACCAAAGGTGATGATAACGTATGGCATTGGAGTAATTTATATTCTTGGACTAAAGATACTCCAATTACATCAATAGGAGCTAATACTAACCGTGTTTATCGAGGTAAAGACTCAAATAATAAATTACTTCAAATAGCTGGCTCTACAGCTAATACAACAATAGGATTTAGACCAGTATTAGAATATATTGAACCAGATGGAAGTTCGAAACAGGAAACGATCTGGAGATAGTTGAGGTGATATGAATGGCGACTATTGGACAACCGTTAACAGCTCCAGAAGCTGGATGGAAAAGATATGATGATGTGTCTGTAAACGGACTTGCTGTTTTTGTCGGCACCTGGTCAAAAGGTAAAACTGACTCAGGTCAGTATATGAATACTCTTACTTATACACAAGCTAAAGCAAACGGTTCAATAACATTTAAATTTTATGGTTCAAAATTTAGATTAATAGCCCAAATGTATCCTAATAGAAGTACAGATTCAAAAGTAATAATTGATGGTGTTGAGTATATTGTAAATATGAATGGTGCAAATCAGTACATGATTATTGTATATGAAGTGTTAGACTTGCCATTAGGATACCATACTGTCGTATTTAAAGAAGGAACTAATAACCAGACGACATTTGCATATGATGCAATAGATATAGATAAAGATGGATATTTAGTACATCCATTATTAAATCAAGTATCATCTGTAGCGGATATGCAAATAGGAGATTGTATACCTTGTAGGTACACTGCTGTAAATGGTTCAGTTGGTGCTTTTTCTGAACTAGGCACATGTAAAGAAATTCCTATTCCCCCTGATGGGGGAGCTTACCCTGACGGTAATTTTTATTTTATTCATACTGGCTACGACCACTTAGGTCGTATGAAGCTCGTAGCTGATAGAAATATTCAGCATTCCATTAGTTGGGATACCTTGAATAATGCTGGTTATATTTTTGGTAATAAAGTACCAACATCAATGTCTTATAAAATAGTTACAGGTACTACAGGCGGTGTAGCTAGTGCAAGCTCGGAAAGATACTCTGAATACGCTGCCACAAACGCATTTAACGGAGCACGTGATGACGGATATGGTTGGCAGTCCGCCGATTATGCTCTTCCAGCGTGGTTACAATATAAATTTAACATCCCGACTCGTGTAGATAAGTATGCTATAATTTCGCGAAATAACGCGAAATATCTTAGTCAATCTCCTAAAGATTGGACTTTACAAGGAAGTAATGACGGCAGCACATGGACTGTATTAGATACTAGAACTAACGAGATTGGCTGGGGTCAATACGAGACACGAGAATACACTCTCAATAATACTAATAAGTATTTTTATTACAGATTAGTTATATCTGCAACCAACGAGTCGTGCGCAGTTCAAATAGATGAATTGGAGTTTTATGCTGTTGTACAGGATGATGGTAGTTTTAACACATTTAAAACAAACTACTCTATTCGTTTACTTTCTGGTGGCGTATCGGCTTCTGACAAGGATAATGAATGGGACAAGTTGTTACTTGAGTCCGATATAGACCGATCCATATGGAATCTTGGTCAGCCTTCATGGGTCAGTACTACATTAAGCGGTACTCTTGCTAATAGAGTACTTAGGGGACAAGATGGATACTTTACTAGCTTGACATCTGGAACTGCAAATACTTCTACAGGATTTAGACCAGTTTTACTTGTTGAATTTTTAAATGAACCGCCAGTTTTTGATCTTAATACTGATTCAGAGGAATTTCATAAGAATTCTATTACTATATTCGGTAATATAACTGATAAAGATAACGATCAAATAAGTTATCAAATCATGTTAAATAATGAAGTGATCGAAGATTGGAGTAATTTTATAAACACTCCTGTCGAAATAAATTATACTATTTCAAATGAATTATTGATCCTAGGAAATAATAAGATTGTTGTAAATATTATTGATACTGCGGGTAATACTACAAGATGGGAGAAAACAATTCCATTTGTAAATAATCTCCCTACGATTGATTTGAGTGTAGACAAGCTCTCTACATTCGAAACAGATGTTAATATTGTCGGACAGATAATTGATCCTGACAATGATGGCGTGTCGTACAGATTGAAAGTAAATGATCAAGTTCTTGTTGATTGGACTGCATTTTATACATCGCCCCACTCAATAAACATACCAATTCAACATTACTATCTACATATAGGAGTAAACACACTAGTAGTGGAATATAAAGATGAATATGGTGATGTTTTGAGTTGGGTGGGCCAGGTCATTTTAAAAGATATTGATAGCTTCTATGTAGATGACGAGTGCCACAACTTTAGTGATTCAATAAAAGTTGGAAATGGTTCGATTGCGTATCTCAAAGTAGCGAACGCTAACGCCAACTATGGTTATATAAGAACATCTAATCTGATTTTGAACATAATAAATGGTAATTTTTCTTCTGGAGTGATTAATGTTGCTCCAATACTGACAAATTGGTCATCAGATAGTGTTACTATTGAAAGTTTACCTACCATTGATGTAGATAATGCAATCGAGTTCGAAATTAACAATGCTACGGGTACTCATGAGATAATAGCTTCGCAACTTTTAAATAAAATGATAGGAAGAAACGTATTTGGAATAGCAATTTATTCAGATAGTTTCAGTCTTGAACTTGATATACTTGGGAACACTGTTGAAGTTGATTATCAACCTACAGAACTCATACTCCCTGAAAACGTATATGGAAATAGAGTTCGTATAGAATGGAAACCAATAATAATCAGAAAAATAGCCGCCTTCGAAAAAATTAGAATCGTTCGCAGTACAACTCCTTTATTCACTACATACGAAGTAATATACGAGACAACGGATATACACGAATTAGTATGCGAAGATAGAACGGTTAGTGAGGGGACATATTATTATAGAGCTGAAGTTTTTAACATAAATAACCCGATTAATGGAACAATAGACTATTCAGAGACAACTGAATCTGAGTTCATACAGGAGGACGAATTTAACGGAACAGATTTCGTATCAAGTCATGTACAGATACATAGTGTTCCAGCATTACAGAATAGGCTGTTAGACTTTAATACTCCTGATGGGTATATTTATGATTCATCAAAGGTTGAAGTTGTGTCTGGAAAACTTCAGTTAAAAGACTTATCAATTTAGGAGGTGCAAAGATGGCTGTATATTCAACTGATCCACAAGAAATAATTACGTTCCCAATTTCAACATCTGGAAGAAGTGGAATAAACAATGTAACTATTGATGACAACTCAAGTGATAATTCAGATATCACTGTAGTGCAGAAAAGTGCGACCTTTGTTACTTCGATAAACTCCGGGGATGTATGGAGTTTTCCTATAAATAAAAGAATGGTACAGATAGGAGTAAAGTGATATGCCAACAATTATAGTTAGTGGAAACACTCTTTCTTTTAATAATATTTATTATGTTGATGCAGTAAATGGTAGTGATACTACTGGAGATGGGTCAGAATTATCTCCATATAAAACAATGACAAAAGCTGTCAGTATGTGTGCCACAAATGGAGATGCAATTTTCTTTAAAGGTACAAACAGCACTCCGGAAACTGTGTCCGGTATAGCTAAGACTATCACTTTGATTGGCGATTACTTAAAATATGAATCAAGATTTGTTGGACGATTATTTGGAAGTGGCAGTTCTTATCTCAATCTAACTGCTTACAATATATATTTAGATAATCCATATACTGGAACATGGGATGAAATGTTTGCCTATGTTAATGCGAATTTGTATAATTGCGTGGTGTATGACCGTGCGGGCTATTCTAATGTTTATGGAACTTATAGATTCTATAATTGCTATATTTTTAGACTTGGAGATTGTTATTCCTCATCTCAATCAACTAACTGTGCGTTCTATACTAGCAGTTTTCCTAGTGGTATGTCTACTATCACTTGTATGGCTAACATAACGTCATATACCGAACAGTTTGAAATTAGTGTCGGAGTTGATGCCGGAACAGGTACGGATAGAGATGGAAGCCCAGCAGATATTGGAGTCTATGGAGGTCAATTTGGATGGACTAGATCAAAATTTTTAGTAGCCTCTGGAAATGATATTTACACACTTAGTAATGGTATATGGACAAAAGTAGGGTCCCTACCCATAAATGATTTTGTAGTGGACACATATGGTATGTATGATGTTCCACTAGTTAGTAGATTACTTGAGTTAGAAAATCCAGAGTTGCTAATAATTTCCGACACTTCTCCAATAGTCGCAGTTGGATTTCCAACTAAAGAAATATACTATGCAGTTTCTATGGATGGGGAAACTTGGTACTCATGCATCAATAATGAGTGGATCGAATGTATAGATATGTACCTCGAAGGTATGACTAAACAGCAAGTAGAATCAATTAATTTTGATAAATGGTCGGAAATATTTATTCCAGGGAATCTATATTTTAAGATATTGATCAAAACTAACGATTCATCAGTTACTCCATATATTGATCAGATTACGGTTAATCTTCCAGAAACTTTCAATGTTGGAAGTTATTATGTATTAACTAATCTGAATCAGATAAACACTTTGGACTGGAAGAGCATAGAAAGTGTTGTTATAAATCAAGAGACTCCAAACGGAACTGATGTTAGATATGCGTTTTCTCTAGATAATCGATTTACTTGGATCGTTTATGATAATGGATGGAAACCTATCAATTTGAATGATATTCATAGTGAAGGGATGACAATTTATCAGATACAGAGTCTAAATTCGCAAAAGTGGCAGACTTTGATTGATAATAGTCCAACTCACAAATTAGATGTCGCAGTAGGATTAAAAAACACTGATATTGTAAATTCCCCAAAAGTAGATTCGATTATTTTTAATTATACAAGACTAGATTTACAGGATAATACAGAGTTTATAAAAATTCCTATACCTGAAGTTGGTTATAGAAATACACTTATTGAAGAAGAATATGTATTGAAATTAGCTGAAGGTATTGGATTTGATTCAGTTAATACAGATTATGATTTTTACACTACCCCAGATAGAATATATTTGAAATCTCTGGACGCTGGAAATTATATTGGAGGAAGAGATTCGAATGTACATGCTGTTGAAGTTATTAATGGTTACGAGGATCAAGAGTTTGAAGTAACTATAATTGCTACTACAGCTGATGGACAAATTGCAGAACCTAGAGAAAATTATTGTTTACTTCCTGACCATGAGGAAGAAAGAGGAAGAACCAAAATCGAACTTAGCCAGATATATGACAATGATTTTTCATCTGTTGCAGAATACCCATTGACATTTAATCTCGCCGCCCAAGCCAAAAAAGTAATTTATATCAAAATAAATCCTACTATTTATAGTACAGTAGGAAGCAGATCGTTAAAGCTACAGTTGAAGGGAAGACCTCTATAAGGTGGTGAACTGAGTGTACAAAAAGTATGATCTAGAATCTGGGGCGTTTATACGAAGTGCTAATAACGAGTTAGACATTAGATATTTAATTACTAGTATCGAAAGAATACTGGAAATTGATGCACATTCTATTATAGTTCGTTCAAAGGACTTAGATTCATTTGCTTCATGGATCGAACCGGTAAGAAAAGATATTGATTCATATGCTTATATACCTTATATATATGAAATGTTGGGTTCGGCTAAGATTAATGAATTCAACATTTTGGACATTATATACAAGCTCGCTCAGGCACCCATACATCAATTAAAGGAATATGTCAATCAGGATACTTACATAAGAGAAGCTCGACCAACTCTAAATTATGGAACAGCTGAGTCACTGATAGTTGGATCAACTTTAGAAGGTAAATACCGTTCTCTGATTCAACTTGATTTGACAAATTATCATAATCTTGAAAATGTTAAAATAATAGAAGTTAGCCTTGTTTTGGATGTTACTGGTGCATACAATCCAAATTTAATTATTGATGCTTACGAAGTATATAGTAGCTGGAATGAAAATAATATTACTTGGTCATCAGCGATCACGCCGCCCACCGAATTAAATATATCAGCAGATCCAGTATTTTCATTTAATGTTACAGACTCAGTAATACATATAAACATACAGGAATACATAGATAGTTTAAAGAATCAGAATAAGAATAAACTTAACATAATGTTAAAAGTAAGAGATGAAGAATCAGATAGTCTGTTTAACTTCTTCTCAAAGGATACTCAAATAATCGAGTCTAGGCCATACTTGGATGTAAAATATCAGGATCCAACTTGGACTGGATTTATTAGTGATAGTTCGTTAGACGGTCAGTCAGTTATACGGTTAGGATCAAATAAAGAAGTTATAGGAAGCTCAATAGTTAGAAGAAGAGAATTCACTGAAATATCAGGTGGAGTACTTGTTGGTCGTTGGAAAGATAAAGATTTGGATCAGCAGGCTAATATACGGCACACTCATAACTATGATTTAGATCAACAGGGTACTATTGTTTACAGCCAGGATATTGAATCCGAGATATTTGTTCGTGGAAAACGGGAACTTGAAGGTAATGCTGTTGTTCTACATGGAAAGAATTTGGAGAGTTCCGCTCACGTCCTGTCAAGTATTAATATAGATGGATCCGCAGTAGTACTGAATTCAACTGATATGCTTTCTGGAGCAGTACTATCTAAGAAATTAGATTTAGACAGTACTGTGCTCATTCGTGATTATAAGTTCTTAGATGGTCATGCAGTAGTAACGTATGGTTCGGATTTACAAGGTGGAGCACTAGTTGGTAATTGGATGGAGATTGACATAGATAGTAACACTGTAATTCATCCAAATACTTCAATCGTGGGTAACACTACGATTACCTATAAATTCGATTTAGATGGAAATGTAGTTGTTAAATCAAGTTCAAACATTACTGGCGAAGCTACTGTTGTAAGATCGAAAGATATCGAATCGCTCGCAAACATATTTAGAAAGATGGATCTTGAAAGTGATGTAATTATCACAAGAAGCGTCGACCTAGAGGGTAACGCAGTTGTTGTTCTAACTTCAGATCTGTTTAGTATAATATTGATTGGAAATTGGAGCGATACAGAACTCGATTCATCTGCCATAGTTAATGCAGTAAGGAATGCAGATTTGAATCAAGAGGCAAATATAGTATATCGTGGGAACTCAGACTTCGACGGAGACGTAAATGTACTACCACAGACTTCTATTATTGGACAGACAGTTATTAGACAAAAAACTCATACAGATTTGATCCACGACAGTATTGTTAGACAGTTTGATATTAGAGAAATTGATTCATCAGGTTACTGTATTGGTTTGTATTTTATCACATTAAACGGTGAAGTAGTAATTAGACGAATTGGACGAGATTATTTAGATTGTGAAGCAGAAATCACTACAAGAGCAAGAAGGTGGATTCCAAATGTTCATGGTATTGACAAGTTTAAATATGAGGACAGAAAACTCCCACGTCAATGGAAACGAGAGCAGTTCATTCCTTAAAATGTTTTTAAAAGTATTGTATATCTCTATAAAATACGTCCTATATTATAACAGGATATGTTCTGAGGATATGGGGGTGTGATAATGAGCAATAGACCGTGGGTTTTACGACAATTAGAGCCAGTTATCCACACTCAGTCATTTCCGATGGACGAAGTGGTCGTACAGCACAACAAAGGTAAACTTTTTCCAATTGTTATGTTAATTCGGGAAGATGGAATGCCAATGGAAGCTGTAGTCGATTCTCCAAATGAGAATTCGATAGTAATACGACTAAACCAAGCAGAAACATTTACTGCGTATATCTATTAAGAAGGGAGATGAATTAGTAATGGCTGGAGCAAATACCAAGTTATTCTATGCCAACATTCAGCTTATTAACTCTGTTATTAAGGACGGTGTTGGTAACATCATTTCTTTGACAAGTGACGAGCGTCTGGCAGTATCAAATGCTTCATCTGGTCCGGCTACCCAGGAGAATCCTCTTACAACTAAAAACTATGTTGATGAGGCTATTAACTCAGCTGTAACTTCGGCTATCGACGGACTGAGCTGGAGACCTCCGGTCAACACAGTGTCTGCTACTGAACCCGAACTGGGGGAATTTGAAGAGGGCTACAGATATTTGAATACTACCGATAATAAGATTTATACTTACAAATCGGGATCATTCGATTCTGGAGTTACTCCTCAGGCCAACTGGGCGGTATATGTAAAGGACACTGATGAAGAGTTTACTTACAACGAAGAAGAAGAAACATGGGTTATGAAGTCATCTGGTGCTATTCCCGATGCTACCAAGGAAATGAAAGGAAAGGTAGTAATCGGTAACAACATCGATGTAGTTAACGGAAGCATAAGCGTCAAGGATGCCAGTACTGAGGATAAGGGTGTTGTCGAACTTGCTGAAGATGGAGAAGTGGCTGCATTGAAAGTTGTACAGTCGGACGACTCGAGACTGCTCAAAGGTAGATTTGCAGGAACTTATACCGGAGTTACTAACTTCGAAGTTAACCATCAGCTTGGATCAAAGAAACTTATTGTTCAGATCTGGGACGATGGAGAACTGGTGGATGCATATGTTGCCCTTAAATCGGGTGACGAATCCAACACTGTACAGATTGGGCTTAACCAGTCCTCAACTGTAGATGTTGTAGTAATCGCAGTTCCTTAAATCGGGCGGGGAACACCCCCGCCTTTAACTAAGAGCGGAGGTGAAGCACTTTGAATGATCAGCAGGCAAAAGACGCTCTTCAGGAGTTCATCAGGGGACTTACCAGTGAGGAGATGTCAGAGATTGTAAGAAACGCAAATCAGAATAATTTCTTCATGTATGTATTCATCGTATTTGCGTTCATAATGATAGTCGGAATGATTGCAATGGTTTGGATATTCATTCGTAAGGATACAAAAAAAGATATTCGACAGAATGAACAGTACAAGACCTTACTGGAAACCCAGTCACAGCAATACAAAGGACTATTGGATGGATACACAAAGATGATAGATCAAAATGCAATATCCAATGTCGAGTTCAGAAAAACAATAGCTGAAATAGGCGATGTTTTGAGGGAACTGACAAATACTATCTCAAGAAGCGAAGCCAGAAACGATGCCGAGGAAGACAAGTTCGAGCTTATATTTCGGAGAATAGATGGACTGAAGGCAGAAATTTCAAAATCAAATGCGTCGCTTCACCAGGCATTTAGGGAGCACAACCAGAACTGTAATACTGCATACGCTAGTATGGATAAATCGATTCAATCGTTGGCTAATGAGATCAAACGGAACACAGACTGGTGCCAAATGTTAAACAAAAAGGAGTGATCAAACGACATGAGTAAATTGATTGAGCTGGTAAAAAGTAAAGTCGGCTGTGGATATGTATGGGGTGCTCAGGGTGAAATACTCACTGAGGCAAAGTATAAATGGTTTATCAAAACCTTCGGAATAAGCCACTACGAATTCCCTCATGTGAGTGCCTCAAAGTGGATGGGCAAACAGTGTTTTGATTGCTCAGGACTGATTGTATGGGCCCTTCAGGAATTAGGACTCATATCCAAGAGTGCGGACTATACAGCAAGTATGCTCTACAGTCAGTTGTGTACTCCGATAAAGAAAGAGGAACTCACTCCAAATGATTTGGTTTTCATCAAAACCAATGGAAAGATAACTCATGTTGGAGTATACATTGGGAACAATCAGGTAGTTGAGGCTAAGGGTACCAGCTATGGAGTAGTAACCTCCACTTTGACTGGATTCAATGTTTTTGGAAGATTGAAGTTCAAGATACCAGAAGCCGCTCCTGTTGCACCGCCCGCCCCGGTAAAAGAAGAACCCAAGGACGACGAAGTATCCACTCTTGTAAAGGAAATGATTGCAGACGGGATAGTAACAGACGAACAGTATTGGTACAATGTACTGACTGGAAAGATCACTCCAAAGGTGGAATACTTGAAAATTGCGTTCAGTAGAGCCACTGCTAAGATATAATATGAATCCTTTAATTTCCATTAAACGAAGGAGGGCGGTTCATGTCAAAAGAACAGTTTATGTCAGTACTGTTGCCGATTCTTTTAGCGTTGATAACTGCAACTGGAACTCTTCTGCTGTACTGGTTGAAGATATTGACTGCAAAAGCGAAGGCAAAGCTGGAAGAGATCGAAGATGAAATCGATCGCAAGTACACTCAGGATTTGATAAAACAGGCAGAAGATTTCGTTTCAACTGCTGTTGTTGAAACAAATCAGATTTTGGTGGACAACTTAAAGGCCGCCAACGAGGATGGAAAACTTTCAAAGGACGAAATGGTTAAGGCATTCAACAATACATACAAACGGGTGCTTGAGCTGATGGGAGATGAGTTCAAAGCTCAGCTGGAAATATTTGTTCCCAACACAGAGGAATGGATAAAATCCAAGATCGAGTACTACGTGAATATGAATAAATAATTCGGAATCAAATGGATTCAGAGCTACTGCTTGGCAGTAGTTTTTTTGTGAGTAAATCAAAATGTTTCTACATTTCTGTATAAATTTCAGCTTTTTATTTTGTATGTATAAATGCAAGGAGTGTAATTATACTCCCGTTATATTTTAAGTGTGTGACAAGGGGGTTTATAAAGTGCAAAATAAAGGTAGTAATTTATATTTCGCTCCCTAACAAGCCCGGAGTATACTGTATTAGAAATAAATATAACAATCGAAAATACATTGGATTTTCTCGATGAGACTAAACGTAAGATGTCGGAATCACATAAAAGGAGGTTTAATAATGAGCGGAGTTAAAATCAGAGTTAATACGTTTAATCGTCTTAAAAAAATAAGAGCTGGAGTGGTGTATGATTCAATTACTACAGTCCTGGACGAACTACTCCAGAACTGTCAAAGATCATTTATAGTAAGTCAGACTAAGAATCCTGTTATAGACGTAGTAGCTGAAGGTGATAAAATCATAATCAGGGATAACGGAAAAGGATGTTCAGATCCTCAATCGATCTTCGAGTTTGAAACGTCTGGATGGGATATACCAGATGCTTTTGGACAGGGCGGTTCTGAAAGTGTCTTTCAAATAGCTGATTATATTGAAATACATAGTCAGGATTGGAAGGCGTATGTTGATGTGAACAAGGTTCTGGAAACAGAAGATCTATCAGTAGAGATAATGACTGGATTTGACGATTATCTTGAAGGATATGAAGTGTGCATATGGGGAACAAAAATAAAAGAACACGCCGCCCTCCTAAAAAGTTATCTCATATCCACTCTTAGTATATATCCTTATACTTGTTATGTAAATGGAAATGTTGTTCCAAAGAAAGATTTACATGATTTTAAATCAGTTCACAAGTTAAGATTTGAGAATCAATTTTATGTGGCAACATTAGGAGTTCAAAAGGGTTGGACTGATTGTCAAGTATATTACGAGAAACGTAAGGTATGCGATATATGGAAACCGGGAGTTTACGGTATTATTGAATTAAAGCGTGATGCAGTGAACTTGAAAGTTCCGGACAGAAAATCTATCATTTACGACGAAAAGTACGATGACTTTAAAAAATGTTTCAACGATGATTGTAAAGTACTGTATCTCGATTTTGTACAAAACTCGGATATCAGTATTTTTGACGAGTACGAACAGCAAATTGACACTAATTTGACCCCACAAGATTATGCCGACTATCTTCCTTTTTATGATAAGCTGGAATATGACCATCATAGGTTAAAGGTGTTATCAGCAGAAGTTCCAAGTAAGGGTACAGTAGAAACGTTAAAAGATGCAGAGCATATAGTAACACGATCTGGTTCTTCGAGTGGAGTATATGTTTCTGCCACTGTGGACGTTAAATCCGAGTATAAACTAAAGAAGGTAGAAAAAGGTGAATTTAAGAAAAAACTTGGAAAGATTCTGAATATGGTTTGGTGCGAGTTTGAGAGAAAAGAATCACTTCAAGAAATGATAAATAAAGCTGAAAGTTATAACATTAAAGTAATATACTCAAAGAATAAACTATATGCAAAGGCATTTGAGTATTGGGGCATTCCTCATATAGAGAAGATTATGAACAAAACTGAAGCAAGATATATAATCAGCAGTCCAAGCGGTATTACTAGAGAAACTACTCGTAAGGAGGAGAGGTTATTATCGTTACTAAAGACTATCGAGCGTTATTATGGACTAGAGGACGTATTTAGGATAGCTGATGTAAATGAGCACTTGCGTATGGAACATGATGGAGAAGTCGTTATGGATACGGTTATTAAAGCCCCCGCCGCCCCGATAAAAGATAGAAACAAGATTTATCTTGATAGAAGTGCATTAAATCTAGGCAAAGTAAACATAACAGAATCAAAATCATTAGTAACAAAATTCGACGTATTAGTAATAATGTTAAATGTACAGACAATTGCCAGCGGTTTGGCTCAGTTATTGTATAACACGATTGAGAAAACTGTTGAGCATTATAATAAAGTGGAGAAAATATCAAAGGAGATTGCTTTGTTATTAGCTTCACTGTAAGGAGGATATTATTCCGGATAAAATGAAGGAAGTTGTTATTTGTCGTGAATGTGGCAAGGAAGAATACTATGGGATGATGATTTAGTACAATGGTCGTACATATTGTAGAGCGTGTACATATGAGCGATGGAAGAAGAAATCGAATTATAACTGGCAACCTGGCTCAAACGACTATGTTTTTCCATTGTACGAAGATGGCATCGATTATACTAAAAAGGAGAGTGAATAATCATGTACGTGAGTCCAAATTTCAAAACTAAAAAGGCATTGAAAGAAGCTGTCGCTAAAGGAGAAAAGGTAACTGTATTTTCTCCAGGATTGGGTACCCCAAAGCGTAATGGAGTTGAATACGTCGAGGGACCTCATTATCCTGAACCCCACAGGTGGTATGCGGAAGTAACCATAGAAAATGGCTATGTAGTCAAAGTTAGATAGGGATAACTATTATGAGTACATCAAACTCTTAGGTACTGAATTAACGTAAAGTAAGAGTGATGTATTTAGGAATTTTTCTTAAACCAGTATAAAAAATATGTGCAGAAATTGTATATATGTATGTACAAACAAGATTTAACAATCGCAGTTATGTACTAGGTGTGTGGGCGCAATGCCCCCGCTCCCACACACTGAATTATTTTTAAAGTAGGTATACTATGGAATATAGAAACTTACCTAAATCTTGTGGAGTATATGGAATCATTAGTACTCCAAGGCAACTGAATTATATAATATAAGATCTGTAAAACCAAATAATTTTCATTGACTTATGCCGTACAATATTATATAATAATATTGCGGATAAGATAAAAACTAACAAAACTAAAACGATGGAGGTAATTCAAATGTCGAAGAAGTTCAATTACGCCAACAGGGAATTTACCCTGGAGAACAAGATCGAAAATGGTAAGCTTCTCAGAACAGTGATCAACGACGGCGGGCTCGAATTCCCGTTCCCCAACTACGAAAAGGCATCAGAATTCCTTGCTGATGAGTACGGCGGTTCCAAGGACGAGGCTGCGAAGGTCCTTGCTGAAACTGAATCGCTTGAGGGAATCGAAGTACCCGGCGCCCCTTCAGCTGTAGCACCTGAAAAGGGCAAGAAGGGTGCAGGCAAGAAGGAAAAGAAGGAAAAGGCTCCCAAGGAAAAGAAGGAAAAGGAGGAAAAGGCTCCGAAGGAAGTCATAACAAAGACTTTCGAGCTTGCAGGCAAAGTAGTGGAAAAGAAGATCCAGATCAAGACCATACTTCCCGATCAGAAGCCGGAAAGGACAGAGGACGTCATGCTGGACGATGTGTATGCTCTGCACATTGATATCTACAGCAAAAAGAACAGGACCTCAACTCTCACCAACACACAGACCGGCGAAGTCGTCATAGGCGGTGTGTCCCTTATGGACGTAATATACGCTTACGCAGAAAAGGTCGGAATGTCCTTCCCGCAGGCGGACAAATACATCAAGATCAAGAGAGGTTTGCTGCCTGAACCTGAAAAGAAGGAAAAGAAGGAAAAAGTCAAGGCTGATGATCTCAAGTCCGATAAGGCTGCAGACGGCACAGCAGAAACTGCCCCTGATGCAGAAGCTGAAAAGCAGGCATAATAGCCAAACGGGCACAAAAAATGGGGTAGCATCTTCTGCTACCCCATTTTTAAGGAGGACCACTAAACATGATTCTCGTAGGAAAATATCCTTCGATAAAAGTTCAAAACGCTACTCACTCTTTGTTTGTAAAATTTGATTATGATGCTGAAAAAGTTGCTAAAATAAAATCACTTCCTGTAAGATTTTATGAACCGAATAATAAAGTATGGGAAGTTCCTATGTCCGACATGGACAGAGTTGTTAACCTATTTGGAGTAGAAAACATTCGTATTTTTAACGAATTTCCTGAGTTTGAACAATATCTTCGGATAAGAGAACAAAAAGCTAAAAATGCGAAATCAGTTGATGAGCTGATAGCTTATTATGAAAATCTTAAGCCAGAAGTTGAATATAATTTTAAAACAAAGCCAGATGGACATCAAATTGAATCGTTTAATACGGCGTTACATCTTGATAGTTTGTTTATTACCGACGCCATGGGTTTAGGTAAGGCTCAGCCCCTATATAGTAAAATATTAACTCCAGTTGGATGGACCACTATGGGAGATATTAAAGTTGGAGATAATGTTATTGGAAAAGATGGTAAACCTCATAAAGTATTAGGAGTATTTGATAGAGGTATTCGTCATATATTCGAGTTGACTTTTAATGATGGAAGTAAAGTTAGATGCTGTAATGATCATTTATGGAGATATAAAACGTATTATCATCAAGATTGGATTTTAGGTGATTTAAATCAAATGATAAAAGATTTTAATAGAGTACAGAGGATATGGATTCCAATGGTTAACCCAGTTGAGTTTACTCCGAAATCTGTTACAATTGATCCGTATGTTCTTGGTGTTCTTTTGGGGGATGGTGGATTTAGAAGTGGGTATGTTGGGATTACAAGTTCTGATCAAGATATTATTGATGAGGTAAATAAACGATTGCCTAATAATCACATATGTGAGAAAATAAAATCAACTGATTATGGATATATAATTAAGAGTTTAGATCCATGCCGTACAGTTAATGGAAATATAATAAAGAATGAATTAAAATCATATGGAATATGGAAATGTCTATCAAATGATAAATATGTTCCAAATGATTATATATACAATACAGTGGAAGTAAGATTATCCGTATTAAAAGGATTAATGGATACTGATGGATATATTGGAAAGAATGGAGTAACACAGTTTTATTCAACTTCGTATCAATTAGCTTTAGATGCACAAGAAATAATACAATCCTTAGGAGGTATTGCCAGATTAAAAGAATGTCATGGTTCTTATAAGAAAGATGGAACAAAAGTTGAATGTAAGAAATATTATATGTTAACAATAAATATGCCAGATCATATATGTCCATTCAGTTTGAAGAGAAAAGTTGAATTATATAATAAATTGAATCTTGAAAAGAAATATAAACCTACACGAATTATAAGAGATATATTTTACATAGGTAAAGAAGAATGTAGGTGTATTTCAGTTGATTCCAACGATCATTTATATATTACCGATGATTATGTTGTTACTCATAATACTAAACAAGCGATAGATATCTGCGATTATAAAAAACATGTTGGATTGGCAAAGCATGTTCTTATAGTGTGTGGAGCCAATGGATTAAAGTATAATTGGATGGAAGAAATAAAGAAGCACTCATGGAATAATTGTCAAGTAATAGATGGAACTACTACTCAACGTCTCGAAAAATTAATGGGATATTGGAAGTACTTTTATAATATCATTAATATTGAATCAATTAGAAATAATGCAAAGTTTGATAAGAAAGGTAATCTAATAAAAGAAAATGATAACCCAATCTTAAATCTTCTCATAAAATTATGCGATAGTGGTAAATTTGAAGTAATTGTTGTAGACGAATTTCACAAGGCAAACAATCATAAATCACAACAAGGACTTGGGTTAAGATGCCTAAAGGCAAAATATAAAATAGCTCTTTCAGGTACTCCAATTACAAAGAGAATTGAGAGAGCATGGAGTATATTGAATTGGATGGGTTTGGAAACTGCTAAGTACTGGGATTTCGTTAAGAGATATTGTGTATTAGGAGGATTTAGTGGGTGGGAACCCACCGGAGAATATAAAAACTTAGACGAGCTCCACGAACGATTTGATAGATTCCAAATCAGAAGAACTAAGGATATTCTTAAACTACCGCCCAAGGTTCATAAGTATGTATACGTCGATATGAACACTGACGAGCATAATGAGTACATGGACATTAAGAGAGGTATAATAAGAGATGTAGAGTCTGGAGATATTAAACAAATTAACCCAGCAGTAGCTACCGTAAAACTCAGACTCTTTACTGATAAAATAAAAGCTCGGGCCATAAAAGAGATAATAGAGGAACTTCAAGATAACGACAACCCTTGTGTAATATTTAGTATGTATAAGGAAGGACTGTATACGCTTCAAAAAGAGTTGGCAGAATATAATCCGTTACTCTTGACAGGAGATATTACTAGTGCTTCAAAGAAACAAGAAATTATAAATGCTTTCCAAGAAGAGAAGAGATCAGATGTACTTATGGGAACTATACAAGCCATGGGTACTGGATATACGTTGACTCGTTCGCAGTATGTTGTGTTCTTGAATAAGATGTGGATATGTACAGATAACGAACAGGCTGAAGATAGATGTCATAGACGTGGCACGACAGGAAGTGTTACAGTGATTTCAGTTATAGTTAAGAACAGCATAGACGAAAGAGTTGAAGAAATTCTCGCTAACGATAAAATGTATATCGATAAAGTAGTTGATGGAATTCCTGTATTTAAGATGAGTAATAGACAGATATTTAATAAGTTGATGGAGGATTAATATGTTCAGTTTAGTTACTCCAGTAAATCCACATGTAGTAGGTGATGGAAACGTTGCGTATTTCCTCAGAGAGGCATTAAGCATCATAAGGAGTAAATAATATGGCTGTTCCAATCATAACTGAGTGCTGTTATACATGTCAGAGTTGCTTAGTTGTTAAACAGATATGTCAACTTAAGAATTGCGAGATCATGAACATATATCGCGACAAGTGTGATAAATACTGCCAGCGAAAAATGGAATCATGTTTAATATGCGGAGCCTATGTTATTGAATTAGCTCAGCATGTTAAACATCAGCATAAAAAGACTATGCAAGAATATCGAATACAAACGAAGAATATGGATAGCAAACATACATCAATCAGGAGGAAAAATTTATGGGAACAACACAATCGTTCATAGTTGAGGATGGAATTACTTATTTCCCAATAGGTATTGTTGCCAAAATTGTCGGCAAATCGACTCAGACGATTAGACTGTGGGATGTATGGTCTGACGATTTGGCCTTGAATGGGTCTGAGCGTCTTATCCCGAAAAGCCATCGAGTCGGGAAGAATCGAATTAGATGTTGGACTATGGAGGAAATAACCCAAATTCAATCATTTAGCAAGAGTGTGAAATATGGAGATATGGCAAAGTTTTCTCGTACTAGATGGGGACAAAAAGCGAACGAGCTTACAATAGATAGAAGTACTGAGGCTCGTCAAGCTAAAAAAGAATATCGTGAACAAGTGAACAACAATGCAAAGAAGCTTCAAAAAGAGCGAAAAGTAAATGAAATTAAACAAGCAAAAGGAAACATGATAAAAGCTATTCGTAAAAGAGCTAAAAGTATATATCAGGATTTATAAAGAAATAAATAAAAGCAACTCACAACTCACTGTAAAAATCAAGTGAGTTTTTTGTATATAATACTGTATAACTATTACAAAGGGGGTATTAGATTGCAGGAAGTATTTAAGATTCTTAGACAGATAGAGGCTAATAGCTCTAGAAACGCTAAGAAAGAAATACTCAGACAGCATAGAAACAACGAGTTGTTGAAGAAGTATTTCTTATACGCATACGACGAGCGTCGTGTATTTGGTATAGGGAGCAAGTCAATAAAGAAACAGAGCAAAGTAACCGCCCCGGCACCAAATACAGGTATATATCAAAAACCTCTTTTTTCCGGAGCAACAACAGGACGTGTTAGCGGATATACTAACGTATTCGATTTACTTGATGAGCTGGTAAAGCATCCGTTCGGATCAAATGAAGATGTAAGTGCGGTTAACAACTTCTTAGCCAAGCAGGACGCAGAAGCATTTGACTGGTATTGCCGGCTTATTTTAAAGGATTTGAAAATTGGGTGTACTGCGTCTACCATTAATGAAGTATGGAACGATTATATTCCTACATTCAATGTTATGTTAGCTCATCCTTACAACAAACACGTAGATAAGATCCAGGGGCAGTTCCAGTTGCAGAGAAAGATCGACGGATTCAGACTTATAACATATTACCATCCGGACGGAAAGGTGCAGTTTTTTACAAGAAATGGATTGGAGTTATTCAATTTTCCTGACTTGGAAAATGACTTCAAATTCATTCCGAGGTATCCAACCACTATGGTGTTTGATGGGGAATGTATCGCAAATGATACGTTCAACGATACGCAGAAACTCATTATGCGGCAGGGGTCAAAAACTAACGTGGTGTACAACGTGTTCGACATCACCACCATAGATGAATGGGAGCGTGAGGAGTCAGTAGACAAACTGTTCACACGATACGATCTTCTCAAAGCAATAGTTCCCGAATATCTTGATTTTATAAAGGTAGTCGATGAACTGTATCGTGGGGATGACCTGGAAGAAATCACAAAGTGGTTCAACTATGCCAAGTCGCAGGGATGGGAAGGTATAATGGTAAAGATGAACGCTCCATATGTGCGTAAACGAACCACAAATATGCTAAAAGTTAAAGAGTTTGATACTTTGGATCTGAGGGTATTACGAGTTAATGAAGGGACTGGAAAGCATGAAGGAAGGCTTGGAAGTGTTACAGTCGATTTTGAGGGGCAAGACGTTGATGTTGGATCCGGATTTAATGACTACGATCGAGAGAGATTTTGGAATAACCCCAATCTCATCATCGACAGAATTATCGAAGTTCAATACTTCGAAAAAACCACAAATGAATCTGGACGCCCTTCGTTACGGTTTCCAGTATTTAAAAGAATTAGGGAGGATAAATAGTATGTTAAGTGGATTGATGTTTACTGATATAACAGAATCTGAGATAGCTCAGGTTATATATGTTATCGAATGTCATGGAGCAAACTTCAAACATAGAGGTAATATCAGTTCAACAGTTCACATTAATTTTGAATCTGAATATCCTCTTAGGGAAGAGATAGTACGAGATTTGATCGAAAACTATAATGATATTTATAATAAAATGTGGTAGGGGGAAATCAAATGGCAGAGGAATTAAGCATTAGGTATTTGAAATGTCCTGAGTGCTGTGCAGTACGTCAGGAAGATGATTGGGAAGAGGGTAAATGTCCTGCTTGTGGAGCTGTTTCAGAAGAAGCTCCTACAGAGATTGTTGCCCCTTTTACTAAGAGCGATCTTGACAGGTTGGACGAAATAAAGAAAAAGAAATCCGAGCTGGAGAAGGAAGAAAAGAAGCTGAGTCCGAAGATAAAGGATTTCTTAGTATCTCACGGAATCTCGGATTTTCCATTCGAAGGGCACAAGATGTTCATTTCATATCAGGATAGAAGCACAATGAATGAAGAAAAGCTCGTGGAGCTGATCAAAGAAGTGTTGACTCCTGAAGAGATTGTTGAACGCAATGCTCTGAAAGAAGTTTCAAATCCTGATGCAGTTACTAAATTAGTAGCTGAGGGAAGAATCACTATGGAACAGCTTTCAGAGTGTAAGATACTCAACATTGTTCCGGTGTTCAACTTGAATCCGAAACCGAAGAAAGAAAAATCAGAAGCGGTTGACGCATTTGGAGGTGCTCTGTAATGAAGGTAAAGGAAGTAAAAGTGGAATTCGGAGTAAGCCTTGCAACTGGAGATAAGAGCTGGATAAAAGCTTCAGCTGGAATGACAGTTGAGCTGGACGCTCCAAAGGATACTACAGACGATGCATTTGAAGGTGCATGGAATCGTGTAACAAAAGAAGTCAGCGATCAGGTAAACAACTTCGAAGTCATGGTAGTAAAGAAAACAGAACGCTAATTTTTGCCACCAAACAGGCTCGCAAAATAATTCGCGAGCCTGTTTATTTTTCAAGTTGAAATGTTGTATATAGTTATAGCAAACTATAAGGAGGATCGTACCTAATGGAGATTAGAAGCAACATGAGTTTTGAAGATTTAATTCCTTATTGCATATTTCCAAATTCTTTTATTCGCAACGGTAAAATTCCTCCTCAACAGAAAGTACTGTTCGAGATTCTTTGTTCGTATGATCATGTAGGGTCGGATGGTAAACGAAAAGGCTGGTGCGAACCGTCGCTTGACAAAATTGCTGAACAGATGGGGCTAAAGAAAAGAGCTGTACAAACACACCTTAAAAGGTTAGTTGAGGCAGGTATGGTAGTTATTGTATATCGTAATATCATTCCAGATGCAGGAAGAACTTCATTGTATATATTGAATATACTTCCGGGATTGAGCGAGGCAGATAGAAAAAGAATCGCCCTCACAAGAAACATCGAAATCAAACATAAAATATCCGGATTAAACACCATAAAAGTACAAACAGCAAAAGGAATGATAGATGTTAGCGAAAAAGAGTTTGATTTAGAATACATCATTACTGGTAACAGATCAAGCACAATCCTGGAAGCTGACGGAATTGTCGATCCAGAAGAAATTATTAGTAAAGCTCAGGAATCCTTAATAAAGGATAAAGAGCTTTATGGGTTCTGTGGAGAGCAATTGAAACAGAAAAAAGCGGAGATAAACTTAGATGATGACATGGAAGGGTTATCATTTGGTAGAAAAATAGTAATGAAGAAAAAGACTAAAGGCCCTGGATGGTCTTCAGAGGATCCAATAGTACGAATAACTGCTGGAAATTACGATAAAGTTACACCTAGAGAGATCTGTGTTTACTTCAAACATTTAGTTGAAATAACCTATCCTGGATTACCGTATATAATTGAGTGGAAAAATAACAAAGATCCTAATATCATTTCAAATAGATTAGAGCAATATGATGTTGATGTGTTTATCCCAATGATGGAGCACTTTATCAAAAACTATGAAAGATTATTTTACGACCCAAAGTATCCAAAACCTGCGATATGGCATTTGAGTCAAACATGGATTATAAACAAACTTTCTGCAGATTTTGAAAAGACTATGAAAACTCAGGAACAAGTGGATACTGTGGAAGAGCGTCCAACAGCTAGTGGCGAACAGATGATGTTCTAACTATAAAATTAAAGGAGGGATAATATGAATTTTGATAGGGATTACGATATGCGGGATGAGATTGAACACGATGGGAAATTTACGTCACTTGGCCCTAGTCCTTATGCAAGTGAACTGTTATCTAAGCATAAATTAGGTCCCGGAACTCTTCAGATCTGGTCTGACGGAGCAATTAATATCCATAACCCAAAGAAGCCGGGTGGCTGGTCGTCAGTCTTTGTGTACAATAAAATGTTGATGTGTACTCAATGGGCTGGAGTGGCGCCAACTACGAGCCAACGTATGGAACTGACGGGAGCGTTAGAGGGCTTGCGAGCAGTTTTAGAAGGAAGACACAAGGAGCTAGACACTATAGTATATAATACCATTGAGGTAGTCTCTGATAGTGCTTATCTAACAAATTGTTTCCTCCAGATGTGGTGGCTGGAGTGGAAGTATAACGGGTGGAAAACTTCTACTACTGGAGAAGATGTTAAGAACCGAGATTTATGGGAGGAGATTATTAGTGTAGTTGAACAACTTGAGTCAAAGGGATTAAAAGTTACATGGAAAAAGGTAAAAGGACATTGTGGTATAATATATAATGAGGTAGCTGATAAATTGGCAGTAAAGGGCAAGTTATCTGTGAGTTAGGGGGATACATAATCCATAGTGGTAAAGTACAATATTTTAGGGACCACTATGTCGTGGAAAAACTGTGGGTAGTTGACAGTGCCGGATTTGAAATTGAAATACCACTAAAGTAAAGGAGGTTGACGTATGGAGAACTGTTGGGCTGAAAAATATTGTAAACGATATAACAAGCCCGGCTGTAATCAGTTTTGCGAGGGTTACGTCGTTTTAGAGATACTCTATAAGTTCAGCAATATTCCAAAGAAGTACCAGTACCCAGCTATTTTAACAACCACCGGCCCCGATGAAAAAGTGTACAAAGAGATTGCACAGATCATATCAGGGGATATAATAAGCTGGGTTAATAGCGGAAATAGTTTATTACTTTGGGGTGAAAGAAAAGGAAATGGAAAGACTACCATGGCTTGTGCCATAGCGAATAAATTTATAAGAGAAATGGCATCCAGGACAACGCTTGAGCCAGTTGTTCACTTTATAAAGACTGCTAAGTTTTTTGAAGAAATGCGTCAGCAGTTTAATAATCCGACTCCAGAATGGCCGGAAAGATTAAAGATGATCGAAACAGTACCTTTGTTAATCATAGATGATATAGGAGCAGAAAGACCTTCTGATTGGGTTAGGGAACGATTGCTTACTATCATAGACGAAAGGTACAGTAATAACTTGTCCACTATTTATACCAGTAATTGCAATAAACAGCAGATGATGGAAAACTTACATGAACGGGTGTACGATCGTATAAAAAATGCTAGAGCCCTTGAGTTTAAGGGACCGTCATGGAGGGGGTTATCAAATGTCTGAAGAACAGAACAATAATAGTGGTTTGGGTGCGAGTATAATACAGGTGCAATTCATAAATTGGATGCTGAATAACAACAGCATTCAACCTGTGATTGATCATCAAATAGATGAGAGTTATTTTCCTGGTTATGAAAAAGAATTCAACTACATAATAAAGTATTGGAACGAATCAAAGATACGTGACGGTAAAGGAGTAGTTCCAGATAAGGTAAAGTTTGCGTACGATTTTCCTGACTTTCCGATGTTTGAAACAGGGGATGCGATTAACACCATGTTTAGCGAGTTGCATGAACAGCGGTGTTATTCGCTTTTTGTTGAACACTTACAAAAGTCTGCTGAAAAGAGTAAAGAAAATAGTTTTGATGCGATTCAATATGCAAAAGAGCAGTTCGACAAGTTGTATAAGTTTGCAAAATCGGATATAGGTAATGGTAAGTGTTTGATAAGAGGAGCTAATGAGAGATTAGAGGATTATTTAAAACGTATTGAGCTTCATGGATTGCTTGGTATAAGAACTGGCGACGAAAACATGGACAAAGCGTTGCATGGCTGGTTACCAGAGGACTTTGTAGTCATCATTGCAAGAACTAACGAAGGTAAATCATGGCTGTTACTATTTTATTTGATACAGGCATGTTTGCAAGGTAAAAAGGTTGGAATGTATTCCGGAGAAATGAGTCACTTAATGATGGGATTCAGATTCGACACTTTGTATAAGCATTTTGGTAATTCGCAATTAGTAGGTGGAGATCCAATGCTGGGCGACAGCTCTGTTCCTGAAGTTGGTGCAAAGACTCTCAAAGAGTATCAGCAGTACATTGACGCATTAGTGAGCGGAGACCTTCCTGAGTTTAGAATATTTACTCAGAAAGATTTGATGGGAAGAATGAGTGTAAACAAGATGAGGATTCTCCAGGATAGACACGATTTCGATATCTGGGGGTTAGACCAGTTGTCGCTCATGGACGACGATAGAAAAGGAAGAGAAGAACGTATTCGTTATGGTAACATAAGCCAGGATTGTTTTACGTTCACAGAAGATTATCAACGCCCTGTTTTGGCAGTACATCAGGCTTTAAGAAAAGCTTCAGAAGCGAAAAAGAAGGATCCTAATGCGGCACCTACATTGGAAGATGCTTTTGGAGCAGACGCTATTATGCAGAACGCTACACGTGGTTTATCATTTACTCAAATAGAGAATGGAGCTAAATGTAACATCATAAAGAACAGATATGGACAAAAGGGTATGGAATTCTTGTATGTGTGGAACATAAACTATGGTGTTTTTCGTCCATTGAATGCTTCCTCAATCAAGGATAATTTATTTTAGGAGGTAATCTTTATGATAACCTTAGATGGAGTTGTTATATTGGCTGACATTTATGATATGATTCAAGGGTTGCAAGCTGATTTACATGCTCATGGAATCAATCTCATAGCTGAAGTTAAGAATAAGGCAACTACTAAGGACGTATTGATAACTTGTCCAGTTCATAAAGGTGGACAGGAGAGAAAACCAAGTTGCGGTATATCTAAAGTAGATGTTATTAGAAATGGAAAACAGTACCCAGCTGGTACTGTTCATTGTTTTACTTGTGGGTATACTGCCGACTTTTTTGAGTTTGTTTCATACTGTTGGGGATCTAATCAGAGAGATTTTGGTAAGCGATACATTATTCGTAAATATAATACGATGGATATTGCTCAGCGCCCAGACATTAAACTCAATTTTCATCGAAATCCGCCTGGAACTACCCCATATACCTATATGGACGAAAGTATTTTAAACAATTACAGATATACAAGCGATTATTTAATACAGCGAAAATTTGATTTAAACACTATACTTTTTTACGAGTATGGGGTAAATCTGCAAAATAACACAATAACCATGCCCGTAAGGGATCACAAAGGTGGTTTAGTGTTTATAAAGCAAAGATTATTAAATCCGCCGCCCGGCGTAGATAAATACTTAAATGAGTCAGGTATACCAAAGCAGTATTTGTTATATGGATTTTATCATGTCTTAAAATTATTAGAAGCTATAAATAACGGAACATGTAGTAATAAAAAATTAGAGGAGAATTATAAAAAATATGGATTGACTTTAACAGAAGGAGAGTTTAATGCCGCGTATCTAATGCAATGTGGATATCCGGCTGTTAGTCTTCTTGGTAGAATATTATTTGAGGATAAGACTAAAAAGACGATACAACAGAAGGAATTACTTCTGAGATACGGTATACGGCAATTAGTACTCTGGATGGATAATGACGATCCAGGAATGGAGGCACAACAGATAATAAAACAGCAGACATATAATCATTTTAGAATACGTGAACCGGATTACAGTCTGTTTCCAGAATTAAATGATGCTAACGATCATACTCTAGAACAAATAGACTATATTTACAGTAGAATGGTGACATAAATCATTGCTAAATTTTACGCAAAATGTATCCGAATTCACTAAAAATTTTGTTGTAAACCTGCGGATTTTCTAGTAAAATTATAGTACAAAGTGTATATATTGTTGTTGTTGGACTTTGTAGAAAAATGTTGGAGCATGTCCCAATATTTTCGATGACAACAATTTCCGGTTAACCCTAAACACTAAATAGAGAGTGAGGCATGTTATGCAAAATCCTACCTACTATGATTCTATGGTCGGAGCGGACCGATTCGATTTACAAACTTGTGTTTTGCAGTATCGAACTTCCAAAAATGAAAACTTACTCCAAATAATACTTTTCCAATTAAGGGGCACATTTAATTATTATCTCTATGCAAAAACCAACTATCCGGATAAGTCAGAGTTGTTAGCCCTGTATGAGGATAAACTTCTCGAGTGTCTGGAGAATTTCGACGAATCAAAGAACACTAAGTTCATCACATTCTTTAGCAGATGTTTAGATAACGCTTTAATCAACTTTATAAACTCAAATCGGAATAATGATTTGAGTTTAGATTATGAGTATCAGTCAGATAACGACAATGTGGAAAATGATACCTTGACAAATATATTGGCAGTAAACACATCTGAAATCGAAGATGTTGAAACTAATTTATTCTTGGAAAGCATACGTCATACACTTGATGATAATGAATACGCAGTTTGCAAGATATTATTAACTGAACCACATCGTTTGAAATATCGTGAGATAGCTGAAGAAATGGGATTAACCATCGCGGCGATTCCAAACATATTCAAGAGACTCAGAAAAAAGTTTAAGTCCGGGCTTTTTGCTGAAAAACTTACAAATTCACTTTAAAAAACCGTAGGAATTTTTGTACATATATATGTAAGCACTCCAAAAAGAGTGCGAACTAAAAACTACAAACTCACTAGGAGGTAAAACACTATGTCAGATTTGAGAATTACCGGTATTGATGCGATTAAGGAGGCAATGGACAAATATAGTTCATCAAGTGCGGACTTTTTCAGCATCCAGAACGATGAGGAGATCGCAAAGGTCAGGTTTGCTCACGGAGATGACAAGGATCTTGACATTTTCGTGGTACATAAAGTAAAGCTGGCTGGAAAAGACAGGTATGTGGCTTGTTTGGCACCTGCAAAGACGGCATGTCCTCTGTGCCAGGCTGGACACAAACCTGCAGTAAGGATGTTCCTCACAGTGTTGGACACTAGGGACAACAAGAAGAAGCTCTGGGATAGGGGTAAGAATGAAATCCCGAATATCCTTGGTTTGATTACTCGCTACGGTCGCCTTGACAACAGGTATTATGAAATCCAGCGTCACGGCAAGAAGGGCGATAAGGAAACCAAGTATCAGTTCTTCCCGCTTGACCCTATACCGAATCCTGAACCTCTTGAGAGGGACCCGATTATCGGTGAAACTGCCTTTGTAATACACAAAGACCAGGAAGGGATGAAGCAGTTGCTTCAGGAGATTGATCTCTCAGCTCCTACCGGATATGGCGTTCAGGCTCAGTCCAGTGGCCAGACTGGCAAAATGTTCTAATACCGGATAATAGAAGAGGGTGAGCTCGTACCAGTTAGCTCACCCTCTTCTTTAGAAGTGCTATTAAAACGTGAGAGGTGATTAATTTTGAGTGGTGGTATACGCCAGAACGATTTATTCTCTGCACTTCCAAAGAGACCGACTCCAAATAAAGCACAATTACAGGCTGGTATACAAAATGCAGTAAAGAAGGTAGCAGACTCCAAGAAGTATCAGCCGTCTATCGTGCTTCCACAGTATTCGATTTTGCGTCAGAAAATTATTCTTATTGAGAACTTGGTAAAACAAGGCCGGCTCACAGCAAAACCGAATTATCATGTCATTAGGGACAAGGATACACTGTGGGAAGTAGTAAAAAACATAAAACAGGTTGGAATGCTTCCGTGGGACTCAGAGTTTGACAACTTGAACTATGAGTTGGCAAAACTCATTGGTATAAGTTTAACCGATAAGGCAACTGATCAGCATTACTATATACCGTTTATACATTGCGATAGCCAGCGAAACATTCTTCCCAATCAGATCACATATGAGGAGTTTGCGGAGGTAGCCGGAGAACTGTTTACAGATCCAAAAATCAAGAAGATAACACATCAGTACAACGCATGTGACAATCAGGTGCTTGAGTACAATACTGGCTTACGGGTACGTGGTCAGTATTGGGACACATTGCTTTTTATGAATGCAATTGACGAGAACCATAAGGATAATTCCCTTAAAAAGCTGTATGTTGAGTTTGTTCTGCAGGAGGACGGAAAAGATGAAACATTCGACAGTTTGTTTGAGGGAATTTCTTTTGCGTTTGTGCCCATCGACATAGCATATATCTATGCGTGTTATGATGCTGAGAGAACTGACGCAGTATTTGAGTGGCAAAGGAAATATTTATCTGCTCCTGAGTACAAGAACATGTTGAAGCATTATATCGAGGTTGAGGCTCCACAAATCGAAGTTGTGTCCTCGATGCAACAACGTGGAGTTAATATCAACACTGATACTGCTAGAAGTCTGCATGATGAGTACACAGAGTTGTTGATCAGTTTGCAAAAAGAAATGGACGATTTCTTTGGAAATAGATACGGACTGCACAATATCAACTATGGTTCTCCCCAACAGATGGCAAGCATCATATACGACAAACTTGGATGTGCTCCGTTTACTAAAGGTAAGGATAAAGTTCCAGATAGAGGGACTGGAGAAGAAATTATTGAGAAGCTGGTTGAGAAGTATCCTCAGTTTGATATTCTCAAAAAGTTGTTGCTTTACAGAGGTACTGCAAAACTGTTGAATACTTACATCGACTCAATCCCGGCTCAGCTGAGCCCAAAAGACGGAAAGCTTCGTGGACGTTTTCATAGTCATGGGGCTCGAACTGGAAGGTACTCAAGTAGCGAACCTAACCTTAGCCGAAAGGCTTATAGGGCGGCCTAACAGTAATGTTAGGTGCAGTACGGGGTGAATTCGGTGGAAGCCTTTACTGTTGGAATGCGGTATTGAGTAACGCCGAGCCAAACTTAGATCGAAAGACTAAGAAGTGTGTAACGCATAGAGAACGAGGCTAAGAAACTTATTAGGTATTCAATAAGTTTTATGCCAGTAAATTTCTCCAAGAGCGCCCCGCACGGTAGTAATAGAGCTACCCAACTACCTTAGGAAAGTAGTTGCCGAACGTGATATTCGAGGGTGATGACATATGCTGTGCTGGACCAGAATTAACTGGTCGTATCGTGATAAACGTATGAGTGTAATGCTCCAGAAGTTAGGATAAAAAACCTTAACGATAACATATCAGACAAAACATTCCGTCTCATAAGAACAAGGAAACAGGCAAAGATGACAGCCGTATCAGAAATCTGTTTGTACCTCAGAAAGGATATGCTTGGATATCAAGTGACTACAGTTTAAGGAATTTGGCTGTAGTAAAACCTGCTTAATTCGGGGAAACCTAAGTCGTAAGATATGGTAATCCCGAGCCAAGCCACTTAATGAGTGGAAGGTGTAGAGACTATCGAAACCACGCTTATGCGGAAGGGAGTAGAGTAGGCGACAAGCGTCGTCGAAACAGCAGGGCTGAGTTCGCAGATTGAGCCTAGACCTTTAAGCGAACTCAACAAGAGATAGTCCGACACTCCAGGAAACTGGAGACGAAGCGTAGCGAACTTCAAAACAGTGTAGCAAATAGAACCACGTATACTGGCATATAGATGCGATGACTACATTATGTTGAATGCGTACAATACAGGTAAAGACTTGTACAGTTTGATGGCATCGCAGGTATATAATGTACCATATGAGTTATGTCTGGAAGCGGCAGGCCCTGAAGCCAAGATGAGACGTGATAGCATGAAGAGCGTTCTATTGGGACTGATGTACGGAAGGCAGGCGGCATCGATAGGACAACAAATTGGATTGAACGCTAGGCAGGCACAGCAGTTCGTTGATAACTTCTTCCAGCAGTATCCTAACATTAAACAGTATATTGATGAAACTGTTAGAATGGGAACTCTGTTGGGGTATGTTACTACGATATATGATAGGCGTAGAAGACTGCCTGACTTGAATCATCCAAACGAGTTCATACGAGCAGAGGCACAGCGTCAGGCAGTTAATGCTACCATTCAGGGATCATCCGCTGATATCACTAAGAGAGCCATGCGTGATATTTATTACGACGAATGGCTCACTAAGAATGATTGTCACTTAGTGCTGACAATTCATGACGAAGTTGTGGTTGAGGTGCCTAAAGACAGAATTCATGAGGCTGGCGAAAGAGTAAGACAGCTTATGATTGGAGCAGCTGATCTGTTAGCAACTAAGATGCCTATCAAGTGTGACGTTGAAGTGTTTGAAGAAGCATGGAACTACAACGGATACAAACTCAAGTTCTCATAGGAGGTATTTGCAATGTTTGATTGGTTGAACCCATTCAGGTCCAAAAAGCTGAGTACTCCTACAAGGAAGCGTGGTAGACCAAAAAGACCAGATTCTTTTGATCCATCACCGAAGATGGTAGCACACGGAACTGCCTTCATTGTAAAATTGACAATGTCAATCAAGATGAGCAGACGTGAGTATGCTTGTATCAACGAACAGCTGATATTCAGCGATAAAGAAGTACCTAACGAGCAAGTGTTAGAACTTCCTGTGGTACAGGAATTCTTAAAGAGATACCCATCAGGCATAATCGAGAAAACTACATTTGAATGTGAACTCAAAACCGTTAAAAATGAGCCGGTTAAGCCTACAGCGAAGTAAAATATCATTGAATAAAAATTGGGTATAGAAACTTGATGGTGTGAGATTTCATACATAAAATACCCAAAACATCAATAGTTGGTTGAAACTTCATGGTGGGAAAACAACATCATGTATCAATAAAAATACAACAAAGGCTCGTTCACAAAAATTCAATAATTATGTATACACAGTGCCTAAAGAGGGAAGCGAGGTTGAATAACATATGAATCTGAATCAATGGCGTGATGAAATACATGCTTGCAAAAGAAAAATGCTGGTATGAAAGGGGTGGTCAAATGCTGGTCTATGTTGCCGGGGCATACCGGGGCAAAAGCAAAAACAAGCTGATAAACAGACTTCAGGTGATACGCAACATATACCGCGCGTGGCGTGTGGCGCGCGAACTGTGGGGTATGGGGTATAC